TTATTAAATGTTTTCATATTGTATATATCTTTAATTGTTATGCTTAAGATTTATCAACGAATTGTTCGAACAACATTATGTGATTTAATGTCTTCTTAGATTCTTGGACCTTATTATCTTCGTTAGAGTAAAACTTATATCCTGTACCCTCAACAAACCCATCTTTATCAAACTTAACATAGCTTCCGCCTTTTATAGGTTTCTTAAAGTAAGCTGAACACCTTGTATTTAAATTCTGTAATTCTTTTTTAGCTTTGTTTTCAGACATGTCCTCACAGAAAATTCTAGCACTGTGAAATCCACTAGCTACGCGAATACCTGTATTAGTTTCATAAACTACTTTCGTTAGAAATTTGTAATTCTTATCTTCATCTGCTTTAAATGCATCCGCTTCTTCTTCAGATTCAAATATTGCCGCTATCCATTCCTCAGCTTTATCGAAATCATTTCCTTTTTCTGGGTTAGATCCCCATACTGTGTATACTTTTTGTTTTGCCATGATACTATATATTTATTTTATGCTCCAACGAAATCCTTAAATGGAAGATCTGTTTTGTGTTGTTTTGTAAATGCTTTATATGCCTTTTTCTTTTCAGCGCTTTTTAAAATGTTATACATTTCTCTTAGTCTGTCAGCATGTGCCTTTCCTCTCTTCCATGCATTATGATCATCTGCGTATGCGTGATGTTTATCAAAAGATTTCATAGATGCCAAGTATTGATCTAGCGGTGATACAAACTTTTGTAAGAACATTTGTTGAATTTCATATTCAGAAGATTTTTTCTTATTCAAATAGAATTCATATTGCCCTCTCCAATTAGTTCTTTTATATGCGTGTACAATATCTTTACCTTCAGAGTGTTTAATAGTAATTTCCCACTTAATACCTTTATCACTTGATTGATCTACATATATAACATCATCTAAGTTATCTGCAATCCCGCCATATGTTAGTAACTTAATAATACTCATACGTAAATCTTCTTCTATTTCAGATGGAGTTCCCCATCTTCCTTTTTCAAAATCTTTATAAGAATAGTAACTTTCTAATGTAAGTAAATGTTTCATATTGTATATATTAGTCTAATTCTATTCTTAGTTTAAGCTGATTGTAATAAAAATTAATTTCAAATGTACTAAATTCAGAAACGTTATCTGAAAAGTTTAAATTAAGTTCGTTGATAGAATTCATTATAGGTTTAGCAAATTGCATATATGCAACTGAAGCACCTTCAGAATCTAATATCCTTAATGTTAATGGCTCTGTATATGGATCAGTAGTAGATCTTGCGTAATAATATAATAAAGTGTCCATCATTATCCAATAGTTTATAAAACCATCTAATAATTGCATAGTAACAGTAAATTGTCTTTCTATAGTATTTTGAATTGGAACTGCTCCTCGTTGGTATCTTATAGAACCGTCATTATCCGCTTGTGATATTGGATCAAAAGAAACACCTGGAATATTTACGCCTTGAACAGAATAGTTAATAAAATCTATGGGCTCTGCCAATACAGATCCAGGTACCTTAGTAAGATACTGTTTATATTTTGCAGAAACTTCTTCAGGTATAAAATTCCTAGGGAACTTAAAGTCAAATGTGTTATTCCTACTATTTAAAATCATATTAAGCTTTTATAAATTGTCCAGAGGTTACATAAGTTTGTTCAGTACCATTATCTACACTGATATAAAATTTACTATTTGTCATGTTTCTGATTGATTTGGCATTAGCTTCATTTATTTTAAATAAAACCTCACCTTCACCCATGTCAATATCTTTATTAGATATATGATTAAATACTAATTTATTAGTTCCATCTCCAAATGATAATACTAATCTCTCTGCATTTTCAAATGAAATAAACTGAATATCATCTCCAATCTTTTTTGATATAACAAACTTAAAGTAGCATGCAAATGGTGGAATACTAATTTTAATATTTCCCTCTTCCATAAATGCAGAAGTTTCAATTTCTTCAACATCCTTTATCATTAAATTATTGCCTTCACCTTCTAGTTTGACCTTGGAAGATGTTGCTATTATGTTGTGTCTTTCTATAAATGCAGGTACAACTTTAACAGATCGAGGTACACTGTCCATAAGTAAGCTTTTAATTACTTTATTACCTGAAAGATTTGGCAGTATATTATAAACCTCAGTCATTATATTTGGACTATTAATCTTTAATGCTGAAAGTTTTTTACCGTACTTACCAGCTTGATTTAAAATCATGCTAGCTCTTTTTACTATTTGCGTGTTATCTGTTTGATTATATATTCTCATAGTTACTTCTATAGAAAAGTTAACAGCAACGTTTGCATTTTTTATTATTGGTCTAAACAATATAGGATCATTAAAATCTTCATATTGTGTAAATGTTATTTCATTGGTTTTTACATATGTAGATCCTATCTGTTCAAACACATCAACGTCAAATATTGCTATAATATCATCCGAACTTGTTTGAATTCTATTAAGAACATATGCTTCAAATGCACCTATAGAATTATCTTTCTCACCATAGATCTTAAAATAGTCTCCGTCATTTGCATCTTCTATTACAACTGTAAAATCTTGATATTCGTCTTCTCTAGAAACTGTAAACTTATTTTCTTCACCTACATAGAAATAATCAAAGCCATTTCCTACTTCTAATTTATCTATTAGCTTAAAGCTTACACCGTAGTTTGAAGTTATATCTAAATCACTTGAACCTATAGTACCATCTCCGTAAAACCTATCTCTAAATTCTGAGTTTTGTCCAATGATAGAAGGAATTTTAATTTCAATAAATTTACTCCATAGTGTTTCACCTAAAATAAAAGGTCTTGGATTTGCATACTCATAATTACTAGTATTAAGATATACTAATTGTGTCAAGTAATTTTTTATTCCTGTCGTTCTCTCGGTTGTAACTTCAAATAAGAAACCTTCATAATTTCTAGCAGAAAAACTATAACCACTTTTTAAGTGAAGTCTTACAGAATCATATTGAATGTAATTAATATTTTGTGTGGCTTCTACTTGGTAGTTAATAAGATCAGCTTCGTTACCGCCAGTCCATGATGAAGCATTATTGATATAATTAAACATCTCATAATATCCAGTCGAGTCATACCCTAATAATGCATATCTTGATTCGTCATTAGGGACTTTGATACCGTGGTATCGTCCTATTGGCTGATTAATGTCATTACCTGTAACTTCGTCTGGAGTAGAAAATAAAGGATTTGCTCTAGTGTCTACTATTATTTTACCACCTATAAGGTTTGGATAATTATATTCTACAGTTCCGTTTTGATTAGGAATGTATTGTCCTATCATTGTAGTACCAGAATAAGAATATATGCCTAATGATCCACTAATAGTAAAATCTCCAGGATTATCTAATGCAGATAAGTCGAATTTATACGTTTTACCGTTTTGTAAAAGTAAAGTTCTTGCCGCAAAGTTTTCAATAGACAAATAACCACTATTTGTTGTAACGTCAAAGTTTACAACATCGCTACCTAATTCATTTATTAAATGTCTAGGTGCTGTAGTTACGTTTTTGACAGTATCTAAGAATTTTACCTCACTACCATTATCATCCACCTCAATTTTAGTTGCATCTGGATTACTTTGATCGTGATATATGAATTCTAATAAAACGTCTTCGTCTATTCTGAAATATCTTGATGATTTTGCCATATTGTTTTAGAATCTCAAAAATTTAGGTGACCAATACACTCCTAAACCAATAGAAGGACCAGTGCTAATTACTTGATTATTATTTAAGTTTATACCATAACCAACTCCAATTCCAATAGACCATCCTGATTTCTTCTCATTCTTTCTATTTAGTCTTGTATTGATTAAATTTATATTTTCAATGTCTTTAATTTCTATACCTGGATAACTAGTACTTAATTTTAGTTTATCAGCTCCGTCTACATTTTCTATTGCAGCGAATAAGCTTAATGTTTGTTTTAATTCAAATCTGCTGTCTAACACTTTAAATTGACCAAAGTCATATTTTAAAGTAGAAGTTCCAAATAGAGATCTACTATTACCTCCACCGTAATCTTTAAACGATTCATATTTTACTTCCGCTGAAGTTGAATCTATTTGTGTTACGTTAGTATTTGCCAGTAAGCTATCTTGAATTTCTAACTCAGCAGAGATTAAAGAATTAACATCTGATAAATCATCGTTTAAGTCCAACGCCTTTTTATACCTGTTAGTCATCTTAATAAGTTTATTATCTTTAATTGATAAATCAACCTTATAAGATCTTATCTGCGCTAACTGATCACCGTTATCATTTCTTAGAATATTAACAGAATCCTGAGAAGCCATCATATTATTTAAAGAAATTTCAGCGTCTTCTTTTGCATACTTAACATCCTGTTTCAAAGATGATACCTGGTCACACTGTCTTAAAAACAACAGTACAAAAAGAGCACCCAATACAAATGTTAGGGTGTTCTTATTTCCAAATATTTTCTTTATAAATTCCATATATTAACTAAATTATTTAGGATTTGAAATGAATTGCAGCATTACATACCATGTATCAGTCGTTCCGTATGGGCCATCAACTGGACAATCAACATTTATATTAGTATTTCCTGATTGCATTTTAGTAAACCTGTAAACTCCTGTAAATGTAGTTGGATCGTTCGTTCCCGTAGGGCCCGATTCATTAGCACCTGAAACCCATCCACTAGGTGAACAATCTTCCACTCCCATGTTGCTTGGGGCAATCGGTGAAGTAGATCCATCATTAGTAATGGTATATGATACGTCTAAGTAAGCATCATTACCGGTCATGGTCTGTCTTCCTGCAGGTGTGTCTCCAGTATCGAACGTAAACGTCGGAGTCAACGGAGTTGAACTAGACGGAGATGGCGTCGGTGAAGGTTGTGGGCTATTACTTGGTGTTGGCGTTGGTGGATTACCACTTGCACTTGGACTTGGCGTTGGAGAAGCCTGTACTCCGCCATCACCTGCCTGTTGAACTGTAATAGAGTTAGTAGTTGATCCGTCAGAGTGATTAACTGATAATACTGCTGATCTGCTACTACTAGTTGCATTATCTAGTACTTCAATATCCCAAGTGTCAGATGTACCTTGTTGTACAATATTAATCCACGTAGCACCTTGTTTATCCCATAGATAACTATCATCTGCTGGAACTACTGTTACTGTTCTTGTGTATGTATATGCCATTTTTAATTTTGTTTGTTTCTAATTTATATATTTTAATTTTATTATCTTAATATTATGTTTATCCAAAGGAGTACTCTCCTCCACCTTCGTCAGCTTCTTCTTCAAATCCACCTGGAGGAGAATAAGAAGTATCTATTGTATAGAAAAAGCTGCTTAAACTACCCGCATCATATAAATTACCGTTAAGATCAGTAACCTCAATACTGTCTGTCTGAATAGAGTTACTGTTAGCAATATTTGTGAATTCATAGTTACCCGTCCAGTTTGAGCCTTTTCCAGTTGGAGCGTAAGGCCCACCTGCATTTGCTCCAGAGACATACGTATCTGATACAGATCCCGGTGCAGCTGGAGATGTATTAAGTGGTACGTTAGTTAAAGTATAAGGTACTGTGATTGGGAAGTTAGCACCGTCTACGCCTCCGTCAAATTGCGAAAGCGCATCAGTGTAATCACCAAAATCAAAGTTTATGCTAGAAAGTACAAGCTGGGTAGTAGCTTCTACAGTTAATGCCCAATTACCATCACTTAAAGCTCCTGTTGTATTAAATGTAATTATGTATTCGGCAACGGTAGCATCAATTGTTATGTTTTGTATATCAGCTGTTCCGCTTTCTGTAATTGAGAATGTATTTTCTACATCACCGTCAAACTGTCTGTTTGTACCAGCGGTTGCATTAATTTTAACTTGAACTGAAGTACTATCTTCGGCTTCAAATACTAATGTACCTCCATTTCCAATTGTTGACCAAGAAGTTTGAGTTGCACCATTAGAGCTAGCAATTACTAATTCTGCAGAATCAAAACTCCAATCAGAAGTAGTAGTTCCAGCAGCAAAGTCTATAGAGTATGTGTTCATTTGTGAACTTCCAACAGGAGTACCGTTTGCATTTGCGTCAATGTTTCCGCCTCCTATAGAAATACTATTATTATTAACTGGTGTACCATCTGCATTTGCATTAATGTTTCCACCTCCTATTATTATTGAGTTAGGAACAGCAGCACCGCATGTTGTACATAATTCTTTCCACTCGTTATCTGAAAAGTAACCTTCAAATACGTTTGTATTTGAGTTATACCTAAGCATACCTGCAGTTGGTGTTACAGGATCTGAAGTATTGTTTAATTTAACAAACCCTTTAAATTCAGCATTAGAATCAATATCTAATATACCAGCACCTAATGTTTCTAATTTAATATTAGTGTCTCCTCCTGATTGAACTATAACACCTGATCCACCTGTTATGGTAGTAGTGTTGTTAGAATCCAAATCAATAGAATCAACATTTATTGCAAATTGAATATTTGTTGCTTGAAATGCATTTTGAATAGCAAATCTAGTTATAGAAGTATTTGCATCGTATGTTCCTGTAAATACTATCTCCTCTCCACTAACATCATCTATTAATGTAAAATAATTATCAAAAGCAATTGAATCCTTTTTAATAGTTAATTTTGCATTAATACCTGCGTTTGTGCCGTCAAGTGAAGATGTTTCGTCAAATCCTTCATCACCTATAAATACAATAGGAGTATAAGCTAAACCTAATCTTTTTGGCTTTAAAATTTTATAAGCAGCTGAGTTAGCTCCAGCTGGATCTACAGAAGACCACGGAGTATTAGTAGTTCCAGTTTCACCTTTTAAACCTTGTTCACCTTTTAAACCTTGATTACCTTTGGCTCCAGTTAAACCTGGATTTCCTTGATCACCTTTTTGACCCTTTAGGCCTCTTGGCCCACCGCCATTTGCTAGTATCTGATCAAAGTTGTAGTTAATTTTCTCAAACTTGATAGAATCAGAATCGCTCGGATGTAATATTTCTCTAATGTTGATTGCCATTTTATGACTTTATTTTTATCATAGGTTTTATATCATAAGAGTAGCCTAATCTTTTATTATATATCAACCTAAAATTCATTGGCTTTTGGACGTGACTTCTATATGCAAAATTATTCTTATCAAGTGTGAAACCATCACTGTCTAATTGATCAATAGTTACTGCATTTATAATCTTAGAACCTTTACCCTTAAATTGTTTAGTGTATAATTGAATAGAATCAAGTATATATGTTTCTATTAAATTATTTTCAGCATATAGTAATGCATCATCAGTCAATGTCTCTTTATTTCCAGCTGAATTAACAGGAGAAACATATCTTGAAATACTCTCTAATACGCCGTCTTTTGCGAGTTTAGTAATTAATGTGTCTGTTATGTAAAAATCGGCTATAATATGATTTTTATTCTCATACAAGACAACGTTACTTGTATTTGCGCTATTTCTTAAAATATCATCAAGTTCTTCTTCCGAAGTAACATACGATGTATTGAAATCAAGAAGATTGTATGAATCCTTAGGCTTCATTACAGTTGACGCTAAATATGATCTTTCTTCGTGAGTGTCTAATGTACCCGGAACATTTGTAGAATTTCCACCTGCCAAAGATCTTGTGTAATATTCAGAATCCCAAGAGGATCTAAATACATTAATATCTTTTTTATCAATGGCTATTTCTCCAATAAGCGGATATAAAGGCAACTTATCACTTGTACTTGAAAGTTTAGTTACACCACTAGGATTTATTTCATTTACCTTATGATAGAAGTGGTTTTTAATTAATCCCCACATAGAATCATGTGTACCATCGTCACTGATAAAACCTAAATTAAACGTGATACCACACTTATTATATCTTCTATAATATGCATCTGCCCTGTTGAACTCATCCAGTTTAGTTAATGAATGTTTATATAAAGACTCTTCGAATCTAAGCTCGTTAGTATTATTAGTCAAATGTAATCTGTTAACTTTAAAGTGAGAATATGCATCTGTAAATGTAACAATAGGTTTCATATCTACTGTATAATTTCCATTGTGTCTTATTAAGAATGGATAATATTCAGAATCAGACATCAAGTTATAACCAATGTTACCTTTAAATAATTTAAAACTTTTAGGCTTATCAGTATCTTCCTCAATGTTAAGATTAGATCTTTGAATTATTTCTGTACCGTCACTAAAATTAATAACAAATCTATTGTTTAAAACAGTTCCGTCGACATCAACTGTTGTGTATGTAATTTCGTCGTTGTTTAGGTTTACTAAGTCTGCAACTGATTTTGCAGTCAAATCTTCTAAAATGACTTTGTGTGCATTTGCACCACCACCAACATATGTATAAACTGCACCACCTTGAATAGAGTTTGGTAAAAATTCAATATCTAATATATCGTTTTCGTCAACAACGTTAATTGGTTTTCCTGATATTTTTAATGAATTATCTGAGTCTACTGCTGTTACAGAAACTTTATAAATCGAATTAGTACTATCATTAGGGAATAAATCTATATGAATGTCACCATATAAACCATTATCACCTAGTGTTATTTGAGAATCAAATTGAGGTAATGTCCCTGTAATATGAGAAATACCAGGAATAGTGTAAGGTCCTTCGTCTGACCAGTTTATTGAAGAATCATTGAATTGTAATGCACCGTTAAACTTAGTATCAGCATATGTAAAATCATTTAGATTAGAATCAAATACTATTTTATGGTTTAATTGATAAAGTAGTTTTCTATTCATGTTATTGTCAATCCAAAAATCACCTAGGTTTAAAGTAATATACATGATAACAAACTTAAATTGTTTGTTTTGAATTACCTCATATGATATACTATTAGTTTCAGCATCTTCATTGACTTTAAGAAGTACACTGAATTTATAGCCATTAAATTCACTGCTGTTTACAAATTCACTAGCTGTTGTGTTTACAAATTCTTTTCTGTTTTTAAAATCAACTTTAATACCTTTAAATACTGTGCTTGCATGTGATATATTATTACCACCATCTACTAGCGAATATTTCTTTAAAAGGTTAGTCTTAATGTATGAAGTAATAGAATCTTCTAGTGAATTTATTTCTGGATCATTTTCAAAAATATCGTCATATATGTCTACTAGATCTTCTGATGTGAGTTTCTTTTCAAACCCATCACTAATCATAAACATATCAAAGTAATTATTGACGGTACTTTTAAATAAATTAGCGCTTAAGTCAAATCCTTCAATAAAGTTAACATAACTAAATGTATCGTTAATTTCATTGTACTTTAAATACTTAGGTGGTTTTTCCATATAGAACCACTCATGTGTCATAGATTCTCTGTCTCTTTCAGAAGTTGTTAAATCTGGGGAGAAATTAGTTCTACCAAAAGCTTCGTTAACGTTTAAATAATATGGCTGTTCTCTAACTGTCACAGCATCTTTGAGTACCCACTTGTTAATGTTAGGCACTACTCTAGAATTAGTAGCATATTTCTTTAAGTTATTCTCTTTAAGTCTATCGAACTCTGAAGTTATTTGATCATTTTCTTCGTCATCTACCGATTCTTCTGTTAATATTTTAGATAAATTAGAGAAGTAATCAATTGGATTCAATTCAAAATCTTCACTAAAAATATCTCTAGCACTTAATATAGTAGTTTCAAGTCCAGTAGTTTCATCGATATTGTTTACAGCATTTGTATAAGGTTCATAATCTATTTCAGATTGAGTCTCATACACTAATTCTTTTATATCTGAATTAGAAGTGTCATAAAAATCAACGTTTAAGTCGTACATGTCATATGCTGAAAATAAACCCAATCTGACTTCATTTTCATAATACACTTTACTATCACCATCTGTTAAATCATTCTTATCCTCTAAAATTACTTTAGAAAAATCACTGTTAGTCCTTGTAATATCTTCTACAACATCTATTACTTTATTATAAACATTAGCGTATCTGGTTTCTATGTAATCATTTACATTTACTTCACTTAACGTTTCATTATTTATAAATACTGATTTCCTAGGAGCATTACCACCTGAAAGGAAATATGCATCATATCTTTCTAATATCGATTGTCCTGGTAATAAATCTATTGTCTCTCTAAGTTGTAATCTATTATATAGATCCGCATTTTCTAGTGTTAAGAATTCATTAACATTACCTTTACCTAATAATAAACAAGATTGCATTAACTCATATCCAGATACTTTACTAACTATATAAACTATTGATCCAACGTTGTGTGCAGAAAATCTAGTTTCATTACTATCGATACATGCTGCTAATGCGACAGCAACATTAGTTGTTGTACCTTGATTAGAATACCTGTACCCTTCAAATCTACCAGCATCGATTTGAGATTCTGCTCTGTATATACTATTTTGTAAATTTAGATTGGTTTGAATTTCATCATTTCTAACAATACAATCACCTTGTGAAAGTATTCTTAAATTTAGATCTCCTAAGTTGGCATGTCTTTCAGTAAAAAATAAACTTTTAACACCAACCGAAACTGAAGTATCGTATGTAATATCAAAAATGTCTCGGAATAATTCTGAATCTTCTAAAACAGTAAGAGGAATATCATTAACACTAGTACCAAATGTTACCTTGTTGTAAATAGTTTTAATAGTGTTTGGCATATCTGCCGCAGCTACTATCGAAAATGTTTTAGGTGTATTTGGATTTGTAGGGTCATCAATTGCAAATACAATCGTTTCTCCTTCAACATGCTTAATGAACGTAAATTTGTTGGCCTCCTCTTTAATATTCGTGATTCCTAATGAATCATTAGTAGATGGTGTATTAGTTATGTTTAGCTTTATAAAGTCGTAGCCGTGATCATTGTTTTCAACCAGGTCAATTGATCTACCAGTGTCTTTTATACCTAATTGATCAGATATGTAATTGCCGCCATCTTCTATGGCAACTTTCCATTCTTTAGCATCATATACTGTATTACTTGAGATATTAAATAACTTATTTCCAGCGCTAGCGTATGCTAACATCGGCATCGTAGTAATTTGTTTATATGATGGTATTGCAGTTTCGGGCTTTATTGCATCGACTAAAGAATTTAATTCTTTAAAATGGTGTATTTTACCATCAATAGAGAATATTCTACCATAACCTGAATCTATTTCATCTACAAATAATCCGAAGTATCTATTTACACTGTATTCCGATGCTAGATCATCATCAAATAAAAACTCTAAATTAATTAAGTTTGCCGAAGCTATTTGATTTCTTCTAAATGCATCAGTTATATAGTCATTTGCTTCAATTAATGGCTTATCAGTTAGTACATAGTCTTTATATAAATATTCTCCTTTAGATGTAAATCCTCCTTTGATAAGATCGATTCCGTTAAAATTAGATTTCTCAGACTTTTCAAAGTTTACAGTAATTGGAGCTGAAGGAAAAGTTTCGTCTTGTACGTGATTCCTTAAATATGTACCTATGTTAGAATTTCTAGTTAAATCAAATGATTTGATAATTTCTGAATTTTTAAGAAGGCTTTTGATTCTACTTAAGTTGTCTGCAGCATTATCTTTAAATTGTAAAGATCCTACAGGATCATTAATTCTATAGATAACAAAGTTTCTAGGTATATGAGTATCTAACCATATTGGTGCAAATATTCTAAAATCTTCTGTGTGAGATTTAGAAAAATTATAGTTTGTACCATATTGATATGATTCTTCTATTTGTTTTTCATAACTATCTAAAACGGTAATATCTGAATAGTCTCTTTTTGTTTGGAACATGAGCTCGTTTGGAGTTGAGTTCACATTATAGAAATTAGCAATATCGTACGCATATCTACCATCCTTGTTAATTGAAAACTTCTTATATTCTATTGCCGCCAATTCTTTACTGGCATTTATACTTTCTAGGTATAGATTATCATCTTTGCTAACAACTAACTTAACATTAGTAGTAAGCTTAGGATTTGTTCTTAAAAGAGGTTTAGAAACGTTATCTAATTTGTAATTAGACTCCAATTCAAAATTAGGGCCTAGAGCTTCAATAATGGAATCATCCATTATAGGCATATTATATGTATAGTTTGGGTTTTCGGTAGGATCTCCACATAAATCGCAATTATCACCAGTGTAAATACTTATTTCTTGTTCACTTCCAAGTCCTATGTCAACAGAGTTGATACCAGATACTTTAATATATTGTGATGTGTGCTTGTCTTTAATGATGTTTACCGCATCTGCCATTGTTTCAGACCATACAGTGTGTATAAACGTTAAGCAATCATATCCTCTGGGTTGTATTGTTTGTACATCTGTGCCTGTAAAACTATCGATTAAACCCTTAAGTGGACTTTCATTTACTGCAACAGAATTACCTTCATCTGTCATTGTAATATCGAAGCCAGCATCAACTACATATAGATTCCAATATTGAGAAAGTGTTCCAGCCGATGATCCTGAATTAATTTGATCTGTGTTCGAATTACAAGCATAGAATACATAATATACGTTAGTGTCATTTATACCACCATCACCAGCCGTAAATTGCAGCGAAGTATCAGATGTTGGTCTAATATATGTTGCACAACTACCTAATTTTGATATTTCAGAATTCTTTACAAACTGATTTTGATTGTTAAATCCAAACCAGTTAAATCCAAACCCATCGCCTTCGTTGTCCCATACTAAATAATCACCATTAGTATCTGCATATACACCTGCAGGTGCCAAACCTTCTATTAGGTTTTCATCTGCAGCAAGTTGGCTTACGAATATTGGAATATTTCCTTGAGACAGCTCAAGAAATGTTATAGCCGGTGCAGGTTGTCCACTATTAACTTCTGGGAGTCTATAGTAAATATCTTGCGTATCGGCATATGAACCGCATACTTCATCGACACTTGTCGCATATGTTAATTGACCTAAACTATATGTGTTATAATCTAGTGGTTCAGGACAATCCCATGATAATGATCCACCGTTTTGAGTCCATTCATTATTGACGCCTCTTTTATAATAAGTTACGGGCTCGGTTTCAGCCTGATATAAACCAGCTGGGATTAATCCCTCTAATTCAACATTAAAGCCATTAGCAAATTGGTTTGCTCTATAACTACTAACAAACAAGTATGTGTTGTCTATGACAAGTGTTTGTAGGTTTTTTGAAGGATCACCGGGAGCGTTAACTCCATAAAACACCTCTACTACTTCGCCTCCAAGATCATTACAAAGATTAGTCTCTGATCCAGAATACCTAACTCTGGTTTTTTCGAATAAATTTGATTGTGCTTGACATGCTCCGATAGTTAGTATTTTACCATCTTGGTCTAATGTTACTACTTGTTCTTGATTTCCCGATACTAGTTTACAGTATGTTGCAGCCCCAGTAGATCCCTTAGTTGCTGAGAATGAAGAGCTAGTATATAAAGTATCACCTACTTCAAGATCACTTAATTGTGTTGCCTCTTGTGTTGCGAACCATGCTGAGGTATTTGTTGGCTCTAAACATGCATCATCTTCATTATTAAAAAATGAAGTTGTATCAATTTCAAAGAATGCAGGAAATGAAATATTTATTGCAATATTAATATCAGTACTAGCTCCTTCAGAATCTGTAGCAGTTAATACTACAGTATCTTGTGAAGTAGAACCTGTGTTTGGTATATATGAAACTGTTTTATTAGTTTGGTCTAGTGTTGCGACTCCTTTAACACCTTGAGCAATCTGATATGTAATACTATGATTTTCTAGATCTGTTGCGTCAAATGCAGTACTTACAGCAGTTGTCTGATTTAGACTAGTAGATATTGAATATTCTGTTATATTGTTTCCATTTGCATCGACAAATACTGGAGCAATGTTGGTTTCAGCTGTTATATTAATAGTAACTGTTCCAGTAGATGAATTACCAGCAGTATCTACTGCGGTATAATCAAATGTCTGTGTCTTGTCACCGTCAGCAAACACCAACTGAGGTGCTTGATATGTTGTTTCGCCGTTAGTAAGAGGTGTAAGAGATGATCCTGATATTATAGGGTTTAAATTACCCAGTGTAATTGTAAGGGCAGTGTCAGCATCTGTATCATCACTTACTAGTGTAAATATGTTAATAACTTGATCTTCTTCTGAATCAAGACTTATAGTTAAATTACTAGCGGTCGGTGCACTATCACCTACAATAACTCCGTCACATGATATATCTTGTCCAGAATTACTCCAACCACTTGGAGGCACAGAAACTGTAACAGCGTATGTTGCAGAACCACTTTGAATGTCAACTGGCGATACGGCTGTTACTACACCAGCATCGGTTACTATTAAACTAATGTCAATTGTTGTACCAACAGATAATCCTGATAAAGCACTTAGGTCTAAGTTAACATCACTACATGCAAAACCTATAAGACCTGAACTACTTGGTGTAGGAGTTGGCGATGGTGAAGGTGTTGGGCTATTACTTGGTGTTGGCGTTGGTGATACATCTAGAATATCTATAGCTACAGTATCGTAAGGACTCATGCTATTACCAGCGCTATCTGTCAGAGAAAATATTAATTCTTCTGTACCTTCAGCAAGACTATCATTTTCAAGAACGATGTTAAATGATGCTCCCCATTTAAATGGATCTGCATTAAACCCTGTATTTGTCAGCGATATTTGTCCACCTGTTGATAAGTTAATATCGTCATATTCTGCCTGACTGTTCGCATCTATATCATAATTAACAGAAACACCGTTTAAATCACCTACTGCTGTAATATCAAGTTTTACGGCCTCGCCTTCACTTGCTTGTGTCAGTGTAGTGCCATTACCATCAATAAATCTAATATCTAGATATGATACTTGACAGTTTGTAAAGACACTCGTAGTCTGTCCAGTTGCACTATTAATTTGTATTTCACCGAAATAGGTAGCGCTCTTTATTGCCCACCAATTAGTTCCAGCTTGACTGTTAAGGTCTGTTGCGTCAATTTCGTTGCCAGCCGACGTGTTTAAAGTAGCATCTTTATATAATTGTAAACCACTAGGAAGTGTTGGTGTAGTAATCACACCATTGTTGTCGTCATAGAAGACTTCGACTTCTGACACATCAGTACGATCAAAGCCACATGCCGAAGTAGAGCTTGCTGATGCTAGAAATAATTTAAAACTTTGTGCTGCCATTTATCGTGTTACTTGTTTTATTAATAGAGTACTAACTACTTTCTCTATTATATATCTAACATAATAGCAGTAGCTTTTCCATATTACCTTACAGAATAACCTTTAAAGTCGTACATTCTTCTATCAACTGCAGATGTATTCGTACTAGGTACGTTTCTAACTAGTTGAGCGGCTCTTATTGAGTTTAAGTTTTTACCCTTTGCACTGTACTTGGCAAATATTTCTAAATCAAATGTAAAGTGTTGATCAAATTTATCAAAAATATCAAAACCAATCTTTTTTGTATACGTTAAGTTAGGGAAAGTTAATTTAGCTTGTCCACCAATTCTTCCTCTATCAGAAGCTGCATCATTACCAAAATAATCTGTCATTCTATATTGGAATACAACATCAACTGTAAGTGCATTAGAATTATCTAAACCTGATTTATCTCTACCTTTAATAGACTTTCTAGATTGTTTAGTTTCTCCATCAACAGATAATGTAGCTAAATTAATAGGAGACATGAATAAGAAAGATCCACATGATCTTCCACCTAATAAGAATTGATCATTAGAATCGAATGACATTTTAAATGTTCTGTCACCAGCTGCTATAATTTGGCTATCTTTTGTATCTTGAAATCCTAATTGTTGTTTAGCTTTAACATTATTAATATTAATAAAGCTTGCTCCAAAAGCACCAACAGATCTAAACGATTTACCTGATACAAACGTAGAAGTTATTGGCATTGTATGTGTAGCTTGATTTACAAGAACTTGTAATGCCTCCTTTTGTGTAGTTTCTGAATATGAAATTGCATTTCCACTTCCGTCTACCATCCAGTTACTGTATTGGTTTTCTAAATCAGGATGATCTTTATGCATATAAATACCCGTGTTATACGCTGCTGCACCTATTGTTCCAACAGAACACACATCTACCATATTTGTATCAAAATCAGAATTTAAGTTAGATGCATTTGCATGTACACCAAATGTTCCAGTCCAAATAAAGTCATTTGAAGCTCCGTTACCTGTTGGTGTGTTTAATTGAATAGTTGCTGGATCGGCTTCAAATGAAGCATAGCTTAAAACATATTCGTAATTAGTTAGACTAGCATTTGCTCCGTCTATTAATGATTCAGTTACATAAAGAGGATTTTGATTAGCAACGTCCATATATCTATTGTATATAAATTGTCCCCTTCTTTGTGCAGACTGGTATGGCGCCTCTAATAATAAATCTTCTACATTAGCAATTGCAGATGGAGCCACGTTTTGATATTGTATCGGGGCTAAATCGTATTTACCTTGTGATGTGTAATAAGTATCAGTTGCAACCTTAGTATCAATGCTTGATGTTTCTTGATCATTTAACTGAACACCGAATCCATTACCATGTTCTATAGAACCTGAACCTGATGATTTGTAAACTGGTTTAGTTCTATCACCTGTTAATCTTGCAACTAGTTCTAATTTCGTTGCTTTAGTATTTTCTAATAATAATTTGAATGTCTTAGTAACAATGTGACCTTTCTTAACTGTAAGTTCTGCAACTTCGTCAACATAATAACCAGCAAATACTTGGTTAACAGTGTTGTTTTGTATAACTGATACCGTACCGTCTTCTGCTCTCATTGTAACTACTAATTCACCAACTTCAGCTTCAATACCTTCTTTAAGTGCAGCTATTTGAGATTCTAATGCAATTAGTTTGTCAAATACTGAAATAGGTTTTTGTTCTGCTGATAAGAAACCTGATGCAATTGATGCCGCATTGTGAGCATAAAACTTTTCATTAGCTACAAAGCTTTCATCAACGTGTGTAAATACTCCTTTAGAGGTTAATTCTTCAGATATTTTAACCGCAGCTACTTCCGCTAAGTTTTTCTGAACTAATCCATCTAAATCAGTTGTGTCTATCTCAGCCTCTGGAAAATCAATAGTAATTGGTGCTGACCAATCAGAATATATTGGGTTTGCAGGATAACCTGCTTCAGAAATAGATCTTACTCTAATTTCAACTAGTTCGTTTTGATTAATTGCAATATCTAATTGATTAAAGTTAATTTCTTGTGCATCTTCTACTAAAGATTCTTTCCACTCAAATTTTCTTAATCTTTGTCCAAGGCGTGCATTAGTTACTTTAGTAACTCTTCCTCTTGGTCTAACGCTAGTTTTAATTTCATTCCAATTTGAGAATACTGCAGTTTTCTCTCTGGTACCATCTGTAAACGGTAACTGAGAAACTTCTCCTGATTTACCATTTGTTGATAAGTACCTATATTGTACTGAGAATTGTACTACGCTTTGAGGAACTGTGTCTGCAACTTTCTTAGGCGCAGGAACAGCCCAAAAACCTCTAACTCTAAATTTAGGGGAAATATTTGTAGCATTAGTACTAGAAGATAATGATTGAATTTGATTTACTAAACTATTGTAGAGTTTAGTTTCACTTGCTCTTTCTTCTATTAATGCATTAAGTTCACTTTTATCTTTATCTCTTTGAACCTCAGATTCATATTTCTTAGTTGAAATTTCAGTTCTTTTCTTAGAAATAGTATCGTCTAATTTCTTAATTGTTTCTTCAACCGAGGTTTTATCTGCCGAGAACTTTTTAATCTTATCAGATGCGTCATTCTTAGTCAGGTGTCTGTTAATTTGTACAACCTTAAAGTTACTGTTGTTCAATGTTGGAGCATCAGGTGTCACACCTATGGTTGCAGGTGGGATAGCGTCATCTTTAAGTGCCTTGATATACTGACCAAAGTCTGCAACATTTTCCTTGTAATAATCATCTAATCTAATGAACGTTCCGTCTTCTTGTAAAAGAGTTAATTCATTTGTATATAATCCAACACCAGGTGACCATTTTTCTGCCAACATGTTTGAATCAGGATCAATAGCTTTAATAAATACTAAAACTCTTTCATTGAATCCACAATTAACTTGTACAGATAGTCCACCTTTAATGTACTTATAAATAGACAACGAATCAGCACCTATCTTAAGTGCTTCGTAACCTTCTATTAATTCTAGTTCTAATTGTCTTGTAGATCCATCTATTTTTGAAATCTTATATCTAGTGTTCTTATTGCCATTATTAAGCATTAGTTCATCACCAATTTTAAGAAGTTCAGTATCATCTAAATCTTTACCGTTATCAGAGTATGTTAATTTATCTACAGTTATTAGTTTAACTGCTTTCTTTTTGGTAACACCTTTAACAACAACATCTTTTTTCATTGTATCGATAGAAGTAATATCAAACTTACCAGCATATTGGCTATTTCTAAAAGGTAAATCTCTTACCTCTTCGTCAACAACATATGTTAAATTATTATTTACAACATCTCTAATAACACTATAATAATCAAGCTCTTCTCTATTCTTAAAGTTTTCTTTAAAAAATTCAACTGTAGTTTCGTTGGTAGAATCAAAAATAATTCTTTTAATTAACACTCTTTCAGTATCGTCTGGAACTTGTCCAGAAACATCTAAAGATGTTGTCAATAATGGATTTAAGAAATCTTCAAAGAAATAATTACTTTTGGTAGCAAAACGTTCAGGTCTAATTACACTAGTAATGTCATTAGCTGGTGTTTTTAAAGCTGAAGTAATAATACTTTGAAAACTACCATCTGGTAATTTAATTTTAGTATTACCTTTACCTAAACCTGTAAGTGCCTTTAAGTTTGTGTCTAATCTATCTAACTCGCGTTTCATATAACCGAACGCAGGTACATAAACTGTAGTAGTTGTACCATCTGATGCTAAGATTTCCAAAGGAATATCTTTCTTTTCAGTGGTTACCGCTTCGTTAACTCTTTCATATATTTTTAAAGAGTTAGCATTGATTTCAAGAAGCTTCTTGAGCGTGTTAGAAAGTGAGTTGTTAGTATTCATATTATCTTAAAATATCTGCTTCAAAGAGATAGGTTGTAGGATCTACACATATTATCTCAATATATGGTTTATTTGTTAAAAGTTGACTAACATCTATTTCAGCAACTAATTTATCAAATCTATTAACTTTATCAGAATAGATTTTAATATTGTTACCCTGCATGTCTATCGTATCAAATACTATCTTAAGTGTTTGACCAACTTTCCATGAAATAGAACTGTCGTCAATGTATATATTCAGATCATTATTAGGATCCGATGATAACAAGCCGTTTAAGCTTAGTCTATTAGTATATTCTTGTAGTTTTGTCCAGATTGCAAACTTATCAGCACCTTGACCATTGACATTTGCATCGAATGGCTCAGCTGTAGATAATCTTGCAGCTAGAGCTTCTGCAGCTATATTGTATATCCAAGCTTCGCATAAAGAATAACCATATACTGTGTTATTAATTTTTATTTTATTCTCAATAGTTTTATCAACTGCAGTACCTTTACCATTAAATATAACATCAGTGTTGTATTGTAATTCTACTGGAACCGTGCCATCGATTAATCTATTAATTTTATCGTGTGCCTTAGTTATTAATTGTAATAAAGATTTTGAATCTTGTAATTGAATAGATGCATCTTCAAAGTCAGACTCTACTGCGGTAATTCTATTAACAAGGTCTTCACTATCGTTAGAACTTAAAACTAATGATTCTATATCATATAGTCGTGTGTTAATTCCTAAGTATCTTGTATTTGCCTCTAAAAGCAATTGTGTTGCATTCTCAAGTGCAGTAGTTGTGTCCATGAATAAATCCATAGAAAATGTTGTAAAATCATTAATTGAAGTTTCAACACCTACATTATCGAGAGAAGAATTAAATTTTAAGTTTAGCTTTAATGAGTATGCATTACCGTTAAGTCCAGTAACTTCATTTGGCTTATACTTAATTTGTTCATGTATTTTTGTACCAGGACCGAATGCATCTTTAATATCATCTAAGATTAGAACACCATATAAATTAGTAGCTCTATTTGCTGGTACTGATTCACTGTAAAGATCATAATAAATTAATATAGCATTAAATCTAAAGTCCTGTCCTTTTTTAGAAAATTCTAAAATAGAAGAAGTGTCTGGGTCTTGCTCTATTGCCGCATAACTTCCAGCATTAAATTCAATCTGTACAGAATTGGTTGCGTTAGTTTGTATATCGTAATATGGTCCACTTTCGGCATTATATTGATCAACAACTGAATCAATGTTAATATTTGGATCTGGATGTGCTTGACCTTCTCTTCCTTTAATATAATCATCTGCATATAATTTAGTAGCAGTTGTATTATAATTAGTTGGTCTAAATAATACAGTCGGTGTAAAACCTACTGATGTCGGAACGTTAACATAAACTTCATGATATGTATTATCAGAATATGTTACGTCGTTCTCTGCGTCAATAGTACCAAGATATTTAACTAATCTTTCGTAATTTGCACCACCTAATATAGCATTGTCATTTTCTGCATATAAACCATTAACACTCTCATTAGAGTCAGTTGGTCTAAAATCTACAGCACCTAGTTTTGACATCCATTTAAAGAATACCTTTTCAGCATCTGATTGCAAAATAATCGGATCATAGTCGTCATCTCTTAAAAGAAGTTCTTCTAAGTTAAGCGCATAATTTTGAAAAGTTTGTGCGAAATCGACATTTGGCATCGATGCAACATAAGATTGACCAGATGCTTGTTTTAAACCAAGTTCATAGTCAATAACATTAGAACCATTTACTGATTGTGTAAAATCTGGTAAGTCAAGTAATGCATACTTGCTAAATTCAAATTTTAGATCAGGATTATTAAAGGCCCTAGTTATGTCTCTCGCAGCCGATGCGAATGCGTACATTGTGCCGCCTTGCGGTTGAGGTATTCTAACTAAAGGAGTCGCCATTTATTTATTAATTTTGTTTATTAAACGATAGTTGCTTTATGTGAGCTAACTACGTACCAAGTATTTCCAAAACATCTTAATGTAATTGTTGAGTTAAGTCCGATAAGTGCAATTGAAGTTGCTCCTAAAGAAACGCCTGCAGCTACTAAAAGAGTAACCGCTTCTGTTGCGATAAGCATAACTTCATGACCATCAGTTGCAGCCGGCATTGTAAAACCATCACCTATAAAGTATGTTGATTTTTCAATTGTAGTTGGTGCAGCGATTGTCGTAGCAGTTGCAGCTGAACCTACAACGCCGCTAAATATCACATTGCCTGCGGCCGTGATAGCATTGTTGAATGTAAAGTCTGTTCCTACTGTTCCACCGTTTGAATTAACTTGTAATAACGTTAAATTGTTTTGCAAAACTGTAATAGCTGAAGTAGTAATGTTAGTTACTCCACTTAAAACCGAAGTTGTCGGATTTAATAGAGCAGTTACACTAGCTAACTCATCGTTTAATAACTCAAAGTTATTATTAATAGTTGGTCTCGATGATGATACCGAGTCAGTTCCTAAGATTTCTGTAATGTTTGCCATTTTATTTGTTTATTTTACTTTTAGCATATTTCGTTTTACAACGTTTTTGTTTCCATATGTGTCTTCTGCTTCGAGCGATATGGAGTAATATCCAGGTTGCTTGAATATGTAAGTCAACCACATATTATTATAGTATATATCAGTGATTTCTGGATTACTTATATTCTGAATAGTCCACTTTGAATTCTTTGCTCCTGGGAACTTAGAAATGTCAGTAGAAATAGTCACGTGCGTAGATCTTTCAACCTCAGCATAATCTTTAAATACTTTAGTATCATCCCATGTTGGATTATAATGTACTGTGTGATTTTCACCACTAACACTAGAAGTACTTGATGGATTACTTGTTTTTATTTGAACCTGATCAAAATCATAAGTGTATGAATATTCTTCACCTGTTGCCAAAATGAATCTGAATATGTCGCTTTCTAATGGATCAACTCCATCAACGTCTTCAAGTACTGGGTTATAATTAAATTTACTTATAATAGGATCAGTACTGTCGTTTAATTCTTGAGCTATTGCATTCCATGCGAATAAATCAGAAGTACTAGTTGGCGTAGTAGAAAGTATTGTGTGGTTACCTATAAATGATTGACCAGATCTATCAACGTGTGTTACTTTTAATGTTTCACCTTGAGATATGTCGTTTATTTTAAAACTTGAAGATAAATCTGTTCCAACTCTCATTGCTTCCCACCACAAGTGTTCAGTATCTTTCCATCTAAATGTAGATTCATCATATGTGTACGGTCCTGTATTTTCACTAAAACCAATTTCTGAATAAACATCAACAAATCTCTGTACTGTTGAGAATCTAATACCCTGATCATCTTCTCTGTGTACATAATTTGCTCTGTCTAATGTTAAGTAAAGCGTAGCTATATCATCTTCAACCTTTGTCAAGTTGTCTTGAGGAAAATCCCAATAACCACCTGATTTGGACCAATCTAATTTCTTAGAATCCCAATCAGTTAGTTCTTTCCACTTATATATGCCATATAATTCTAAATCTTTTAATCTAATATTAATTAAATCGTCCATTCTAAAATGTGATCTATGTCCAAAAAGATCATATGTTCTCATTTCAACAGAATAATTACCAACAAATGGCAGTGTTATTGGAAATACTAAGAAGTTGTCTATTGGACCTCTAAATGTCTGATCATATCCTTGATCTTTATTAGTTATGATCCATTCAACTTCATATACCCATCTTTTCCACCAATTATCCCAAGTTACTTTAAGATTTTCATTTGCATCAACTGCATCATCCCATGTAAATTTAGCTTCGTCCCATATGTCATCAAATGTTAATGTGCCGTCCAAAGTAATAGGAGCACCTATTGGAATATTTTGATTATATGAATTTAATTCTGTGTCATAATAGTTTTGATAAAATTTAGAATGAGCCGCTATTAAATCTTCTCTTTCATTTTGTTCAAGAGTATCTTCATTTCCATACTCTAAATTTAATAATGTGTTGTAATTAGAAGCATCGTTATTTTGATCTAAATGACTTTTAAGAACCATTGATGTGTCTTCTATAAATATAGGTCTTCCCTTTGGATGTGCTTCAAATTTTATATCATGTCCTTCTGTAAAGAAACTAACTCCATTTTGAATATTCCAAACATTTAAGTTTTTCTGAGCAAAATAATCAGCTTCACCTGTAATATCAATAATCTTAGCGTTTAATGGTAAGAAATCTTTTTGTAATCTATTTTTAAGCCCGTATAATTTTATTAGAACTTCTTCGGGTGTAAAATCAAATACTTCCTGTACATTAGGAATATCCCATTGATCAAACGTACCATTAGGTTCATTAATTCTATAAACCAAGCTAAATCTACTAGTTTTCTTAATTGTATTACTAGGAACATTAAACTTTAATCTTTTACGAATCATTTCACCTCGCTTAGATGCGTTAGGCACAGGAACAGCATACATTTTACCGAAACTTTCTGCTGATTTATCAACGTTAAGCCAGTATTCCTTTAGAGTGATTCTGTCATAGCCAAAGAAATCTATAGCATTCAATATAGCTTTATAAGTTCCTACGAATGGCTTAATGTTATGTAGCTCTAGGAGTAGTTCTTTGCGCTTCTTATTAAGTAGCTTAAAATCTGGAGACATTTCACTAATGTCATGTGTTTTAAACAACATAAAATCGCCAACATCTAGTGTTGCGCCAAAGTTAGAAAGTAAAACGCTAAGTCTTTCGTCTTCTTCAATAACTTCACCGTATATTTGTATCTCTGCTATTTTTGTTTCTACACCAGCAACAGACTGATACATGTTTAATGATCTTTTATGTGGTCCTGCTATTTTAGAACTTAAAGCTAAGTTTACCTGTAGTGCAACTTGATTTGCAACAGATAATTCTTTTATACCATTTGCATCAATCGAATCTATTATTGAGTTATCTTCTGCTTCAAATTCAACAAACTCTTTGTTGTCTACTAGAATTTTGCCTTCCGATAGTTTAGTACTGTACATTATAATGTCATTAGACATTCCTAAAACATCTTTTTGCCATCTAAAAATAAATTTTGTAGCATCAACCGTCTCGGCAACTGGTGTATTAGCAGCTAAATCACCTAAATGTTTACATTCCTCTAATACAAAAAGGTTAACGGTTTCATATAGCTGCTCAGAAACCTCATCTAAATAGAGAGTACCTTTCCAGATACCTTCTACGTCTTGAAGTAAATTTAGATCATTGTCTAAGCCGTTAAAAAATCTTAAATTATTGTACATTATCTAATATGTTTATCTCCTTTTTTAACTGTATAGTTTTTATATCCCTTAAGCGTCCTAACGCCTCTGATCATTACAAAAAAACCATCATCTAAAAATGTTAAAAAGTCACGCAATATTCTATTTCTAATAATATGTTTAGACAACATCTTTGTCATAAATCGCTCTTTCATATATTGATTACCTACATTTAACCTAGAATCATGTCTAGTTTTAGCAGCATCATATATTTTACTTTTGTTGTATTTTAATAAGTCTTTAAATAAATTCATTATTTGTTATGACTTTTTTAGTGCTTTTCTATCGCCGGCTTGTAACCTAGTATATATTGTCCTAGGAACAGGATCGCCTTCGAAATTAATACTTAGAGCAGCTTCTGCATTAATTAGAACATCATCAGTAATATCATCACCGTCTCTGTCTTGCCAACCACCTCTAAATACTGCAACTTCTTCTTTCTCCATAATAATATCTCCCCATCTGTCTAAACCAACTACAGTTTCAGGTATAACAGTTGTTTCATCAACAGTTACTACACTAACTTCTTCTATTCTTTTAAAGAACACGTATTTTTGTTTTCCATTTCCAACATTTTCTAAAGTTACAGGATCCTGTGGTACAACCGATACTATTTTAGATTCAAAATAACCTAATCTTCTAGCAGTTTCTTCAGTCTCAGATATAAATTTAACATTAACAGCATCGATACCTTCTATTTCTTCTAATATATAAATAATATCAGACTTAGGTAATTTATCTCTTCGTGTTACGTTTAACAAGTACTCGTCTATTTTAGATCTAATATCTATAGATAGCTCATCTTTTGTAAACCCTTCGAAATATCTAACGTTTACGTCCATACTATATTTTCTAACCTTAGGTTTAACAAAAACAACCTCAGTAGTTACCATTTGTTGTCCGCTATCTTGTAACACTTTACGCATTTTTTCATATTCTTGATCATCGAAAAACATTTCTTCTTGAGGAATAGAAAAATAATCTTGGTTTTTAGCTAATTTCTTTCTAACATCTGGTATTGCAAAAATATAAATTACATTATCATCATCTAAATATTGATCGTCAGTTGTATTGTATGCATCCAAATAAGAGAATATTCCGTATCTTGATAAGAAGTATTCGTAGTTATCAGGTGTTGCTAAAACAAATGACTTACTAGCAAGCGGCGTCATAATTTTAGTAAACTGAGTAGATTCTCTATCCGTTCCCATTTTAGGAGATGATGTAACCGTAATATCTAAGAAATTATTTAAGTCATGTTGCGTACCTACAGAATCTACACCGGTTGCTTGCCACTTTAATGTTAAATCATTAGAATCATCTAAGTTTCCTTTTTTACCATCATGTGTAACATACTCTAATTCTATTTTAGAACCTTGTGGAGGTGCCATACCAAATGCAGTGTTTCCAAAATAAACATCTAATCCACCTGAAATACCTGTTTTAACAAGATATGCTTTTTCATTTCTTTGTAAGTCATAAAGAGATTCTTGTTTTGTCCACAATTCACCGTTAACGCTGACACTTATTTTACTATGATCAGATAGTCCAGCTGTTTGTGCATTAAACGACTGTAGTGGTTCTCCATCGCCCGTAAATGTTTGTATTTCAAATTTACCTTGAATGATTGCAGTATTAATTATTTTGTTGTTACTTTTCTCTAATCTAAATCTATCTTTACTTGTTAGCAAAGTATAAGTTAACCCGTTAAGATCAAACTTTAATTCAGCTCTATTTTCTATTGTAATTCCAGCACCTGATATTTTATCAAAGTCTACACCTGGCTTCCATCTAAATTCTATTTCGCCAGTTGCAGCAAATCCTCTTGTAGAGTCATGACCAGTAAGTCTACTCATACCATATATTGACTCGGGATGTTGAGCAGTGTATATGTTCTGTTCAACTACTGCATCTTCAAGATAAAATAATATTAATTCTTGAATTTCTGTTACTACGCCTATAATTTGAGCAAATGGCGACGCTTCAGTAAATAATGTACCTGCTCTTCCATAAACCCTAGAAATAAAAACTCTAGCATCATCGCTGACCTGTTTTGCGGTTGCTCTTAGTGTACTTATAAATTTTAATTCTGCCATTTTATCTAATGTTTAATTGTACGAGATATTTACTATCTACTGTTATGTCGATATATGCAATATCTCTAACGTTACCCTTAAGGAAGTTAACCTTAGTTGAAACGCTGTATTTTTGTGCTAAAGGGCAATAGTATTTGATTTGCGTATCTAATACGTCCTTTAATTGACCTTCATTATATCCTAAAGAATATATGTAACTTTCTAGATCACATCCAAATCCAGGTGATCCTAAAACATCAGCCTTTCCAGTAAACAAAACAGTCTCGATCTGTTGAACGAGCTGTTCTATTTCACCGTTAGTTTGGACTTGTGTGTCCTGGTAATTCGGGTCTCCTAAAGTTTTTATATAAAAATCCATTTATATATGTATCTCAATTTTTTAACTATGGAACATGAAGTCTACACCTTCATCTCCTTTGATTTCTTCTTCTATTGCTTCTAATTCACTATCACCCATATCTTTAATAGCACTATAATCAAATTCAACATTACCGGGTAATGCAAATTTAAAGATACCTAATTTAGCACCTAATGATTGTTTTATTTTAGCACTAACATATCTAAAGAATATCTCATCGTCAAATAAGGCACAGTCTGGAATAGTCTCATAAAGTTCTAATATAACGTCACCCTTAGGTGTATCACCCATAATCTTTAATTCACCAGTATTTCTTTGGTACTGATAAGAAATAGGATTTTCTAGAATCTGTCTAGACATATCGGCTAACGAAGCATTTAATACATAGTATTGTAATTCTTCTGCAGCTTCAGCAGGACCTGATCCATTATACATATTTCTAAATAACATTCTTTCTAATGCAAAATCCGCACCGGGTTGGAATCTAAGATCCATTCCAGATCCAACTGAATTCCATCCAGATGTTAAATCATATACACCATATACTGAAAATACTCCACCTCCACCTGCTCCAGGTGTACCTGAAGGTGCTGGTGCTGGTAAATTAAGGCATCTGTTGTTTATAAAATAATCTGAATTAAAAGTCTCAAAGGGAATATGATAATAGTTTTCTCTAACAGAGTCTTCATATTTCTTATACATCCATTTTTTAGCCCTATTAATTATGTTAATAATTTCTTTTTGTGGCAGATTTACAGGCAACATACATGCACCTGTAATTTCTTCGGCAATTTCTGTTAAGAAATCGTTTAGACATGTAGTTCCAAAATCCCTAGGCGTTACTAAATTCTTATCGTTTCCGGTATAACCACCGCTTCTAATTTCACTCATTTCTTAATTTATTTTTTTACTAACTACAACTTCAGTAGTATCTCCTATTCTGGCATCTTTTCCCAAGAAGCCTTCTCTGTATATACCACCAATTGTTCTACCTTTAAATACACCATCGCGTCCAAATATAAAACAATTAGTAGCTGTAGCGCTACCATGAACATAACATGATTCTATTTTACTATCTTTTATTTCTGTACTACTATAAACGTTGCACCTTTTAATCATAGATCCTTCTATGTTGCAATTATACATTGCAGAGTTTTCTACATTACCTCTAATGTCGCAATCTATAAATTCATATCCATCTAAAATGAATACTGCCGGGAAAACTCCGTCCTTTATTTGAAGTGTACCATAATCAGAATCATAATTAATAATTCCTCTTTCCATAGTACCATTTGATATTAAATCAATTACTCTATCTTTTATTCTAGGCCACTGAACTTTAACAACTTGATCATTATCTTGTAAATCAACTAATACGTGAATATTAGGGAAATATTTGTTTAATTTAGTATGATCTTTTAGTGATTCTATAAAAGGTTTGTTCTTATTAAGAATTTTTTTAAGTTCTATTCTATTTTGTAGTGTAAATCTAGTGTCATTGCATGATTTCCACATTTGCATAATAAACCTTTCACATAAGTACAAAATTTGTTCTTTACTCTTTTGATAATCTACACCTCCAATATATCTAAATTCTAGATAGTTCTTTTCAGCCTTAGAGAAATTAATCCCGTAATATTTGGAATCTGCATATTTAAAATTAAGCGGTGAAATATGATCTTCATCGAAGTAATATGCTTCTCTTGATGGCATAACCCATTTTATACTTTTAGCATATGTTGAGCCTTCTCTTTCTGGGAAGAAATTATAAATCTGCTGCTCGTCAAACTCTAAAATAAATTTAAGTATATTCATTTTAGAAACCATTAATGGATCTTCTAAATAATCTTTTTGAAAGGACATATTCAAGTGAATACTTGCACGATCAGTAGTATAACCGTTTTTGTCAATCCAATCTAACATTTTAATAATAATTATTCTGGCGTTTCTGTAAGGAATTGGACCAGTAACAAGCTCTATAAGTCCCTTACCACCTGACATGTCAGGTTCCATTTTAAAGACTTTGTCATCAGGTACGAAATCTGAATGGGCCTTTTCTTCCAGTTGAATTTTTCTATTCAATAGATCAGAAAGAGACTTTTGTGTATCTTCAAGCCCCATGTTAGAATAGAACTCAAACTCCACGCCTATTTGCGCGGAGTTCAGGATCTGTTCTTTTGTAGATTTTATATTAAGTTTTTGCATCTAGAGTATGATATTACCGTTTGATTATATATCACACTCCCGTTTAAACTTATTGTGGTAGTTTAAGAAATACTTTCATTGAGTCGACATCGATCCTTGTAATTTGTACAGTGATCTCATCTCCTGGTTTAAATACTGACATTGTATCTTCTCCTATTTCGCTTATATGTAACAATCCTGTTACACCATCTTCTATTGTAATAAATAAACCATAGTCCTTTTTAGTTTTAACTTTAGCAGTTACATTTGAAGGAATTTGGTATCTAGACTGAATATCTACCCATGGATTTGTTTCTACGTTTGCTTTCTGAGTCAGTGTTATTTTCTTCTCACTTACTATATCTTTAACTTTAAACGCAATGGCGTCTCCTGGCTTAATTTCTCTAGCTTTAAACTTAACTAATGTTTCTTCGTCTAAATCATTATTGTGAATCATTCCAGTTAAACACTTATTAAACTCAACAAATACACCATATTTAGCGGTTCCAGTAACATGTCCTGTTTGTTCGTTATCAATAGTTTGTTTTAATTCTTCTATTTGAGTAGGAATCAATGCTTGTAGATATTTTCTATGTGATACTACTAAAGTACCTCTATCTGGTGAGAAACTAACAGGAACAACATACATTTCAGTATTTATGATAGAACTAAAATCATGAAGTTTATTAATACCCGCTAATGATCCAGGCATAAAGCAATCAATTCCTTGAACACTTACTATGTAACCTCCATTTTCAATCATATTTACTACTGTACCGACCCAAGCAGTGTCACCTTTTTCAACACCATCTCTAAGATCCATAAATGTTTTTTGTTTAACACCACCGCTGATGCTTCCAATAACATGTGATCCTGGTTGATATGTTGTAATTAACACCGAGGTAGCTTCACCTGGTCTAAGGGCTTGAACTGCCTCAGTTTCTTTTTCAAACTTAATATAAACTGATTCTCTGTAACCGATGTCGACAGTGATAAAGTCTGAGGTCACCGCAAATACAGTACCATCATATATTGCACCTTCTGTTAATTCAGGCAACATATTGACATTAGACTCATACTCTTCCATCTTATCGTACAACTCTTGAGCGTACAATTCTCTGGAGAATACTTTATCTCCGTTTCGTGTTTTAATATGTGGATTTGGTTTTCTAAGTCTGGTTACACAAGTAGCTTCATATTCTTCCCACATGAACTCTCCATCTGCATTATACCATGGATCTTTGGTATCTTCTAATTCTTCCTTCTTAGTTGTTGATTCTACTACTATTTCAGTATTCGATTGTACTGTGTTTTCTGCTAAAGTGACCGTAGTTTCGCCGATTCTAGCTCTTTTTGATTTGTTTGTCATTTTTTTTATATTAAGAGTGTAACATATTATATATCCTTCTATTTTTTAGAACACGACAGGCACAAAACCCACCATAGGGACAGGTCCAGCAGGTGTCGGAATTCCACCTAAATAAAGTAATTTGAATTCTAGTAAATGCATAGCATACGTGGCAGCTAATGCTGTCGCAACAACAGTTGCTGGTGGTTTTGTTGGTGGTATCGTAAATGATTTTCCTGAATTCCAAGCTCTTCTTAAATTATTAGCTAATCTAGTTTTACCACCATAATAAATAGGTACATAAATACCAGTAAGCGGTGGGGCTATTAATGCAGGAGGCATAGATGTCGTTGGCGCAAAGGGTTTCACAATACATGCATACCAATAATTAATAGTTATTGCCGCCATTTCTTCATATGGATCTCCACCTGGCCAAGTAAATGCAATTTCAGCGCCATCTTCTAATCCATCACATTCTTCTGCAGCCTCTTTTGCTTTAGCAGCTTGATTGTATTGAAATTTAAAAACAGTTCCGCCGTCTTTAGGATCTAATGATAAAAATTTAGTTAAAGCAGCTTCTGCACTACTAATACTTGGAGTAATACTTGTAATTCCAGGTGGTATTTTAGTCCAACGTCTTTTGTATTCTAAGTTGACATATTTGTTTTCAACATACTGAGAAGTTTTATCATACCATAATATTCCAGCAATATTGTCTAAAATAATTTGCTCAGCTTCACCTTCATCTAAAGCAGAAGATGGAACACTACCTATACCTGTAAATTTTTGAATAGCACTAATTGCGTCATTGTCATACGAGAAGAAAGCAACAACATGATCTGTCAATATTCTGGGTCTTTTACTTTCGTATTGCGGTAAATCTCTTTCTCTATCAAAAGAAGTTTGACATTTATATTGCACTAGTGGGCAAAGTACTTCACCTGTTTTAGCGAACGTACCAGGTTGAGGCATCGGCGTTGGAGCCATTCTACCATTAGACACTCTTTTCTTTAAGTCATTTTCATCATATGTGTATGACTCTCTATTACCAGTTGCTGCAACTGAAACTTCATATACTGGAAATACAACATCCATTGCTTCTTTAAATGCTCTAGAAACTCCATCTACTATTCCTTCCCAATTATCGTAACCTGCATTTTTAATTCCTGTACGAGTTTCGTTAGTAACATTGACATAAGGGAATCTTTGTTTCCATTGAAAGTCAGCATAATAATAGTCGTTAGCGTTAAAATCTTCATAAAGATCTTTACCTAAACTAGTAGCCCATCTAATATAGTTAAATCTTCTGTTTACAGTACTACTCCAGCTACCTGTAGTATTAAGAGAATCAAATTTTTGTAAAAGCCTATTGGTAAATAAAACAATAATATCACTTGCAGATTCTTTACCGTCTAAACAATGGAACTCAAAAAACTTAAATTTGTGTAGGTCATAAAATGGATCTTCTTTAGATTCCTCAATAAACTTATTAAATTTTTTCTGAATTTTCTTTTCTTCTTCTATTGGATCTGGAATTTCTATAGGTTCAGGACAAAGATCAGCATAATCAGGGTGTGACTCTTTACCAGCCTCAATTACATTTCCGTCTTCGTCTTTTTGATCCATTAACGGTATGTCACCTTCTTTTAGTAGTCTTTCAAATACTAAACCATATCCATTTAATAATAATTGTTCAGCTGCACCGTTATTTGTATGTGTTGCTGCAACTGGTGTCATAGCCGCACCTTTAACTGCATCTAAATAGTCTTGAGCAATGGCTTTACCAAAATCAAATCTACCGCTTAATGGATTAGTATTTCCAATATTAGTAAACTGTGTAGGATTAGTAGCTAGATTAGCATTTAGTGGATTTCCTGGTTTTATAGCTTCTATAAGTGCAGGTGATGGTGGAAAAATATTAACTTGATCTGCTCCAACTTTAGGCGTTTCGTACGACGCTGTTGCAAGTCCACCCGGTTTTGTAAACTCGTGGCTTGAAATTGTATTAGCCGCTGCGCTGATAAAGGATGGCCAAATTACGGGCATAATTATTTACCTTTTTGTTGATAGTTAATATGAGTACTAGATAATTTACCTACAGTTGCTGGTGTAGGTGGCATCGGTGGACCTGATGGTCCAACACCTGTTGGGTGAATATGTGCATTATAATCGTCTAATAAAGTTTGTAACCAATCTTGTAAAGATTGACCCCTTACTGCTGGTTCTGTCTCATCTGCTCCAGGTTCACCTTCGTTTGAAACGAATATATCACCACAGTCTAAGAACATTTTCGCATCTGTACTTATCTTAATGAATCCTTCTTCGTCTATTTGTATCATTGGTCTTTCTTTAGCACCACTACCTCTAGTAATAACTAAGCCGTCTTCTGGGGAATGATATATTCTAACATTTCTTTCTGCATCATATACTAAACTAATCACGTCATGTGGTGCATCTGAAGATTCTAATACATCTGTTTTTAAATCTATGTTTTGATCTATTTGAAACCAATATTCTGGGTGATAAATGTTTCCATTATCAAATCTAACTGCAACTATATCACCAACTCTTGGAACTGAATGTGCTCCAACCTGATCTCTATTCATAGGAGTTGCCCATGGAATTGCGTCATCTGTCAATGAGTCAAATTTACCATAAACCTTTACCCTACATCTTCCTTGTAATAATGGGTCTTCGTTGACAATTACTTCACCAAGCCAGTGAGTTTCTCTAATATTGTCCTTGTAAAGTTCTTTATCATTCATGTACGTTATCGTTTAAGTTACCATCTGGCGATGAATCTACACCCGTGTTTCGACCACCGTAAACATTATCATTAAGAGGATCATCTCTATCTGGAGCACGTCTTTGATCGTAAACTTTCTTAGGAGAAATATTACCATCGGGCGATGAATCTAGTGCAAAGTTATCAGTAGGATGTATATTGCCAGGTGATAAGTCTCCTGGAGCACTGTCATTGTTATTATTGGTAAATAATTGTCCAGCTAAATTAGCAATAGCGTTTACACTTCCAGAAGAAATAGCATCTTGTATATTACTTAGTGTGTTGGCACCGTGCACGTTTCCTAATAACAAACTAGCTGTTAAATTATCAATTGCTTGATCCGCTAAGCTTGCTAAAGGACCGCTTAATCCAGTTCTACTACTACCATATACATTTGCTAATCCATTAGGTTCTTGAGAAAATGCACCTTTAAAATTGTCTATTTTACCCATTACGCCGTCCTTAATAGACTTAAGTTTATCGGCTGCAGCGTCTTTAACAGATTGCAAAGGATCAAACGGACCAAAATCATACGGATTTGGATTTCCAACAACACCTAAACCTTCAGTGGTTTCAATATTATTAGGATATAGTGATCCTAACTGAGATGTTGATTGCCACTTAATGGCTATTTTAGGTTTTCTTAATTCAGGGTTTTTAGTAATATCTGCATATACTGTAGAAATTGAATCAATATCAAATTCACAAAAATCAAATCGCAAACTAATAAATGGCTTTGCAGTTAAATTCAACTGTTGGTGTAATGTTTTAGCTGCTTGTTGTTCGTTATGTGCAGGTCCACTTGGTTTATAAGATCCGTTTAAATCTTTAGCATGAGTATCTTGTTGGAATTGTCTAATTTCAGTAACATATATTGCCATACTAAAATATCTCAAGTTATATGGAATTATTTCAATCCATCTATTAAAATCATACACTGATTTTTTATATAGATCCATTAAAGATATTGCTGTTAAATCAACAGTTTCTTCTAGGCATTCTATTTCTAATTTAGGTTTCTCTGCACCCCAATAAGGTTCTGATAAATCTTTGTATATCTGTGATTGCTCTAGGCCAGAAACAGTTTGCCAAAACCATGGCATTTCTGTATTAATTTTCATCAACAAATCTTTAAAAGCGTTTAAGTTTTTTGCCAGCTTTTGACCATATTCTCCACCTACTGTTTCTAATAAATATTTTTCTGCTGCTCCGTTAAATAAAGGCGAAGTGCTCTCCTGCCAAAAAAACATAATTAGCCAACTCAAATAAGTTGGGTCTTCGTTGATGGTTCTGAGTTTAGTTCCTTTTCTGAACTCATTACTATGTTTAAATAAATCTTGCTGCATATCCTATATATTCGATTTCTATTCCTTTAAATCTGCTACCTTAGTTGGCCACTCTCTTCTAATTAGAGTAACTTCTTGAGACAAGCCTGATTCTATGTCATAGTTTATATTTATGTTTTCTATTATATAGAATCCTGTCAAAAACCTATCTACTACTTGTGAATTTGATTCTTCTTCTCTTTCACCCGTATCAGGTATTATAGCTTGTTCAGTAAAACCTGCTTCATCTTGTTTAGCCTGTGCTTCTTCTGCTGCTTTAATTTTTACACCATCATAATGATACATTAATAGTGGAATCTTTTGAAATTTATATAATGCGGGGTTAAAACTACTTAAAGTAACTTTTACTTTCATTTTCTGAGTTTCCATCTCATTTTGTTTTTGAAACAATTTAGAGTAAATAGCATTTTTATGGGTGTTACCTAAACCATCATCACCTGCATTTTGTCTACCCATATATTTGAACTTGACATTTTGTTGATAACGTTCTTCTGTTCTTTTACCCTTAAGTGGTTCTTCAATGTCTCTAAGATTTGTTGAAGATAAAGGCTCTATATCAAATTGTTGCAATCTATCAGAATCACTATTATTGTCATAGATCATCACATTTCTTTTATTACCAGCCTTTAAGCTTATTTTACTAGAATTGTTGATAAGCTCAACTTTATCTGCATAGTTATTCATACCTTGCACCTCACGATTATTAGTAAGCAATAATGGCATTTCAATATCATCAGGATCTTCACCCTCTTGACCACCTTCTTCACCCATAGAAACCGCAGCCGAAGCTAACGCAACTTGTAGATCATTTATATCTGGATTGCTAGAGTTAAAAATCTTATTTACTTCGACATAGTTCAAGTAATAATATTGATCTATGTAAAATTTTGTAAAAGATTCTTCATCTATATAAGCATCTTTTGCAATTGATTTAATAAACTCTAAATAAGTTTCATATGCCTGTATTCTTGATTGATTATCATCAGTTGAGTCTATGTTAGTTGCAAGTCCAATTTCAAGTTCTCGAGCTACTAATTCAAGATGATCTAAAGAACCTGCAGCATCTAAAGTTTGGCAGTTTTCTGCAAACAATTTAGGTATTTTAGCAATTCCCGACATATTAATCGTTGCTGGTTCACCATCAACTTCTCTTTCGTTTGTTATCTCTGTAATATCAAAGTCCATATGAATAGACTTAAACGTCTCTTGATTTTTAGAATTTATTAATAAAACAAATGAATCACCATCTCTTGGATAATGATCAACATCGAATGCTTGTTTATTATCAACAACACTAATGTTACACTTAGGTACTATACCCGATAAATCTAAATCTACACTTTGTATATTGTCTCTACCAAAAACATATTTATTTACAGATATAAATGGCTCAATATTACCAGTCTGTTTAGTTTGTTTATCACCACCCTCTTCTTCACCCGCAGCATACATTTTTATTTCTGACGGCATTAAAGCTGGTTCTACTACTGCTAAAATATTATGTTCTAAATCCATCTATTAATTATAATTAACTTATTTTGCACATGGTGAATCTTCGCTTGATGTAGAATCTCCAGGGTCAACACCTGCAGGAGCATCACCACCGTTGTTGTTATCGCCTGTTCCGTCAGCACTGTCGCTTTTTCCGCCACTAGCATCATTTGATTGGCCATTTGCTCCGCTATTAGCACCTCCTTTACCAGAACCTTCATCTAACGCTTTATCAGACTGAGTATTTGTAAGATTATCTCCATTGTTTCCATCTCCATCTCCTCCGCTATTACTATCTCCTCCGCCACTAGCAGAACCATCAAAATCAGAGCCTTGTTGGTCTAATACTAAATCTCTTTGGCTTTTTTCTTCATTTTGAGAAGCAATAATCTCGGCTGTAATAGACTCTGTAACAGCATCGGTTTGAACTTGTGCACCCATTCTAACTTGATTTCCATCAAACTCGTAATTTTTCTTGCCAATTGGTATTACGTTAGGTGGTAAAAGAGTCTCTTTGTTATATTTCTTTTTAAGTGCTTCTAATCTTCTTTGATCTTTTTCACTTAATCTCTTAGTGTCTACGAATTGTCTTTTAACAATATTATCTTCAATAGACATTGGTCTTTCTAGTCTATAATACGCAGTATCTGGTGAAGGTACTAATATGACTTCACCTGGCATTATACTAAATGGATCTGAAATTCTATTGAATTTTAAGATCATATCGGTTTTAGTATGATCACCATAATACTTTAATGCAATTAAGTCAGGTCTAACTTTATCATCTTCAGTAACAACATGTTCTGCTATAATTTCAGCATTATCTTTATTTCTAAAGATCATAGTTGGCTGAGTCATAATTAGCTTAATCGTGTTAGCTGTTTTATTTATTAATGTTTTAAAATCCATAGTATATTGTAATTTTATCCAGCGTTAAGATCCGAAACCCTCTTAAGGAATGATTTAGTAACGTGAGATGCTGTACTATCTTTATTACCATATGCACTAGTGTCAAACATTTGATTAACATCTATTGATCCTTCAACATCTGGCTGTAAGTAAGATCTACCTCTACCTGCATTAAACATTGATTCTATTTCACTTTTATCTCTAGGTCGACCTGGCTTCATAGTAGCTATTAACTTCAGTTTACTAGGAAATCCTTCATATCCTAATGGTCCGTCAAATTCTATTTTACTTTCCATCATTGCTAAGTTTCCACAAACAATCATTGGATTTAATGGATTACCGATAGTAACATGCCACTGTCCAGTTGGGTCACCAGTCAAAAATGCGGCAATAGTTGAAGCACCTTGTGGTCCATTCATTAATTTCATTAAACCACCACCTACAATATTATCTAAAATCTTAGAATCACCCAGTGCATTTAGACCTTTACCATTAGCAACACCTTTTACTGCATTACCAAGATCACCCATTGCAAATGCGGCTCCACCTTTAATTTGATCACCAACAGAACTTAAGAATCCTTTATAATCACCACTTTTAAGTTTAGCTATATCACCAAATGGTTTACCAATACTACCACTACCTAAACCTCTAGTAGCACCACCCCAGAAAGGAGCGTTATTATATGTCAATGCAAGTATGTTAGACAATGTGTCCATGAATGCAATTTTAGGACTTGTGTCTGCATATCCTTTAAGATCATAATAGAAATTAAGTTCAAATGATTGATCAAATTCTAAACCTTGTTGTTTAGTTAAAACTTTTTTAATTACATTTAAAGGACCAAATACTTTGTTAGGATATGTTTCACTAGTTGGATCCCAACCTGCACCTTTATCCTTTATTCTAATAGCTTGTTCAGGACTAACGTTATTTGCACCTGCGTTTACTGCACTTAATAATGGACTTCCATCAATCATTGCACCTACTTTACCTTTTTTACCAGCACTTGCTGTAATTTTTTGAATTTCAGATTCTACTTCTTTCCAATTAAATTTAGTTCCAAATTTAAGAATGTTTTTCATTTCATTTCCTAAAGAAGGCGACATCCACGTTACAGCTCTAGCTATATCTGGCATTGATCCATCGACTGGCTTTCCGTCCTTTCCAGGAATCATCATATTCTTAAGATCATCTTGAACAGGATATGGAAATCTTCTTAGAGTAATTAAATAATCATTCGATATTTTACCGTAATGTTCTGCTTGTATAAAATCATTATAACTATATGAATATGCAATAGAAGGGTGTTCCTTAGATTCATTTACTATATTACTTGCAGTTGGATTATAAGCATCTGATAAATTGTGATGGAAAACAGCATGATTATAAGAATCTTTACCACTAGACATATCGTCTTTAGAAGAATCTGCACGGTTTTTATATTTATGTAAAGACCACGCATTCATCTTAGAATTAAGTCCTTGACCTGCAGATACAGATTGACCAGAATCTTCTATCTTGTCACCACCTGTACCACTTACAGTTTTACCGACAGTATATTTTCTAGAATCTACTTCGTTTACACCATACATACTATTTGCTCCAGGAGGAGTATCTTGTGCTCCAGCGTCAATTGTTGTATTACCCTGAGAGTCTACTATTTCTGGCTCCGGATCCTCTTTTGTAAAACCATTAATAGGTATACCCTTAAACGAACCTGCCCCTTGCTCATCAAATTGAATTGCACTAATGTTTGCTAACTGCACGAATTCATCTTGATCTTCTAAAACAAGGTTGAAACCTGATTGGGATTTTACTGTATAAAAGAATTCAGCCATTGGATATTTGTACTTTTGTTTGTTTATATATCTTCGGAATTATATTAATGTAATATAATTACCTGTTAAGTATATATCAAACCCATTCTACATCATCCATCTCTGAAGATTCTGGACGATATAAAAGATCAGCACTCCAGTTAGAGTTACTGGGATAACGACTGCCTAAGAATTTTTTAAGCGATGCTATAAATTCACCTTGAGAATTATAAAAGAATTCTCCACCACTATACGTTGCTCTATTAGAAAGCTCATAGAGCTCTTTGATGCACATTTCTATTTGAAATGTTTGTATGTTATTGAATAATGTAACTTGCTCGCTACGAGTCTTAGTACAGAATACAGAGTCTACTGTAATTAAGTAGTTTTTCCATTTATCACCATTAAATAAATTGTCTTCTATCTCTTTAACAGTACTATAGCCTGCTCTTTTAACATTTATCTTAGTGTCTTTTCCTTCAAAGTTTTTAATAAACCTTCCACCAAAAATATTCTTCTTTAAGAAGTATGCATTATCATAAAACTTTTTAATTCTTATTTGATACTGAGGATTGGTGTCATCAAATTTGACATCATAGATAGTTGCCCTAACAGGGATGAGTATGTTAGGGTTTTGAGTAGTAGAGATCAATGCTTGAACTTGTTCTCCTTTAGAAAATAGTTTATGTTTAATCATTATCTATAAACTTAACATTATCAAACCTGCTGAGAACACCTCTTTTAGGGTAATCACATCTATTGATAATAGTTAAGTCTAAGCTAATGTCTCGATCTTGAACAAGATCAGTTATAAAGTCTTTAAATCCTAAAACACTTTTAGTGTCTAGTTCTTTAAACATGTATGCAATTGAAATCTCTTCAACTTCACTAGAATCTGTGATTAGTTTTTGTAGCATTTTTCTAATATAGAGTGCCACAATAATAGACGATGGTTCTGATCCATATGGATCACTCTTAATCAAGCGATTAAAAATATCAAAATAAGATACTGCGAGATCGTAATCTCTAGATTTAGCTAATTTTTCAAATTCTGTTTTCGTCTTACACCAGACACCGTCTATCTTTAAAATCATTATTATATTTGTGATCTATAATACTTAAGCTGAACCTCAAGTTCTTCGATCTTTAATTTTAGTTCTTTCTGATTAGGGCGATACTTTACACCCCAATCAGATTTTATAGTTAATTCATTAGCATCTAATTGTGTTCCAGTTGACATACCTAAATCCATAACTAATTCCTTAAGAAATTTAATTTGATTAGGTCTTGTTTTTGAACCAGCAAACTCATATACCGTTCTAGACGTGTATTCTTCTCCTCCGCCATTAACATTGTCATCAAATACAAATTTGATTAATCCATTGTCTGCAGGTTCTATACTAATTGTAATCATTCAGTAGATTATTTTGTTCTATTAGCCCTTAATTCTTTAACTTGTGCTAATAATTGTTTCCTTTTTTTCTTATCTTCACGATAAGTCTCTTTGTCTTTAATTGCATTAAGAGCCCATGCTTCTTCTAGTAATTCCATTTCTTCAGCGTTATAACCTTGATCTTTCCAAGATAATTTAGCCACGTCTAATGCTGCTTCTAATCGAGTAGCATTTAGATCTTCGATTCTTGTAGTGTTTTCTGCATGTAATTTCTTACCATACGCTATGTTTTCTGATCTTACTTTAGATCTTACTTCGCCAAAATATTGCATCTTACCAAGGGCTTTAATAATACCTTGTTGTTTTAAATAAGCTCTTCGTTGTCTACGATTTGGTGCTGCTTGATTTTGTTGTTGTTCCATTATAATAGTTTTTAATAAATGATTCTATTTGTTCTTTTAATTGCTCTCTTAAATTATCTATCTGACTTTCTACAAGCAGCCCTATTTGATTGTTAAGATCCTTTTTAGTAATGTCCATTTGATCTTTAAATAAGTCATAAACTTCTTTGGAAGGAATGTTAACCTTAACTGGCATATTAGCATGATTTTTAGCACTCATTTTCCTGAGCATTTCCATCATTACATTAATTTCGGCAGGTGTATCGTCTTGTACGTTGCTCTTAACTGGTGTATCTTTTGTTTTTTTAGTATCTTTATTACCAGTGACATTGGCTGCAGGATTCAGATCTAGCGCCAACTTGTTAGCATCTTCTTGATTTCTAGCCTGAAATAACATTTCACTTAATAGGTTACGTGCACACCTAGAACCATCTGTAAACGAAACAAACTTTTCATCAGATTTATCTCTATCTTCGACGACTATCGTACCTGCTCTCTCTGTTTTACCCCAAACATAAATGTCTGCTGGTCCTTTCTCAATTTCTTTTTGATCTATACTCATATCTTCTTTAATTTTAAGCGGTTTGCGCTTATTTAGTAGAGTCTGATAGATTATTGTTAACAGTTCTACTATCATTATACTCTTGTTTTATAAATTGTTTAATAAAATCAATTGAACCCTCAGGTCCGATGATTGCATCTCTTTTTTGAAAAGTTACACACCATCTTTCTATGAATCTTTGATTTCCATTATCTTTTAAGAATTGCTTTAATTCTTCTACTTCCGGTAAATACATTTTGTTAAATCCCATTTTTAATTTTCTGTGTCAAAGAAGAATGTCTGAAACAATCTTCCATTATTAATATCTGTTCCAAAATAATCAAGAGAAGTGTGAAATAAATCACCTTGATAAATCACTAGTCTATTGTATATGTTTCCAATAAAATCTACCATTTCCCATTTTGTCATGTCTCTTGAATCATTATATAGTATTTCTGTTAATTCTGAATCTATTTCTCCAGTAGAAAGCCTAGGTATCTTATATAGACCAGTTGCTTTATGTTTAAAAATTCCAGTTCCCCCAGTAAGCGGAGCATTTGGTGTTAAATATAAAACTCCAGCCCATTTATTATTTTCATCTGCATGGATCCAGCTTCTGTCTTCTTGTGTTGTATACTGAAATGCTCCAGTATATTCTTCAGTTACCCATGTTATTTTACCATGAAGAGGTTCTATATGATCTGACATGTACTGTTTAATACTATCATTTAGAAACGGAAGCGTTCTGTTTCCAGGGAAATTACCACTAACTGAGTAGTTTTGCCTTAGTGCAAACTCTCTAACCTCTTCGGGATTTTCGTAAAAATCATCTATTATTATCGAAGTATATGCCATTATCTTATAGTTTTAAGCCTTTCTAAAAAAGAAGGAGGGAAGAATCCCTTCTTATTTA